TTACTTGCTTTCGTCTCCGGGTACGGGCTCTTCGTCCAAGGCGCGCAGTTCCGCGCGGCGTCGTGGCACCCACCCTTCATCCGTGAGTCGGGGCGGCCGGGCGGGTACCCACGCGAGTTTGTGCTCCGGGTCGTTCTGCTCGCGCGCTTCATCGCGCACAGTGCCGTATGTCTCCCAATCTTCCACTCGGTCGAGCGCAAGGTGGGCGATGCGACGGGAGCGATCACCGATGGACTCAGAGCGTCGCACCCGAAGCTGCAGCAGGTCAACGGTCTCCTTCACAACCGAGAGTTCACCACGGAACCCCTCCACCTGTGCTGCGTAGGTCGACAGTTGCAGACTCGTGTGATCCGTTTGTGCTTTCCGCCTCTCGACAATCGTCCCCCCTATAGCACCGGTACCGGTGACAATGAGAGTTGCTATCGGGATAAGAACTAGCTGCCACCACTCCATACTGTCCTCCTAGTGGTAGACCGAGAAGGGGCGCTGCTCTTGAGTCTTAGATTCCGAGCGTTGAGGCACCCACACTACGGCGGGTGCCTCCTGCTTTTCATCCTCCTCTCCCCTTGCCTGCTTGAGCTGAATAGCGGCGAGCTTGGCTTGGGCGATGAGGTCGTCGACCATGCCGGGTGTGAGTTTCGCGGCTGCCACGTCAGCCCGTGCCTGCTTAATCTCCGAGAGCGGCACATCAGATGCCTGGGTGGTTTTTGCCGCGGCGACGCCAAAGCCCAGGGCGGCAATGACCCCGAGCACCTTGTCAATGTTCTGCAACCACAAGTCAGACTGCTCTGGGCTGATAATGCCCGCGCCGACCGCAACGAGTAACACGACTGTTAGCACTGCGTATGCCAGTTTGCGCCACAGCCACGGCTCCGACCAACGAGACTTCCTAGAATCTTCCTTGATTGCATGGCTTCCCATGATTATTTCTCCTTCTTGAGTTCGGTTTCGATGTCGTTGAGCTTGTCCCAAATCCTTGGCAGCATGTTCGCGTGAATGTCCTCCTGCTTTCGGTCGAGCTGCTTGATAAACCCGATAAGCGTGCCTTTCCATTGGGAGCGCTCACCGGCTGGGGTGGTGTATTCGGATTGGTGCTGGCCGAGGACTGCCTGCCAGATCTCCTGCAGCGCCTTGATTTGTGGGCCGAGGTAGCCGGTGATGAAGTCGGTGAAGTATTTTGTGGTCAGGTCTGACACTGTTGTCTCCTTGCTAGGTGTCGGCGCGGGCGTCGGTACAGGGGTAGGTGAGCCTATCTGGTCGTACCAATACTGAGCCCGCTTGATATAGGACTGCCCGTACTTACCGTTAGGGCTGAGGTGGTAGGGGCACGAGGTTTGCCCAGTCTCAGAGTGCGGGCGGACGTTGACACCCCACTGCGGTCGGCCGAGGCCGTAGTAGCGGCAAATAGCGGCGACTAGGTGCGCGCCTTCTTCGAGGGTCTTCTCGCTGATGGGCCAGTCCGCAGCGGCACCGGCACTGTTCGAGTGCTCGATACCAATGGACTCTTGATTGCGCTGCAGGTTCGCAGCGTGCCAGGCGGTGTCGCTGTCGTTGACGAGCTGGCCAATCTCTCCGGCGGTAGTGACTTGATAGTGCGCGGAGGCCTCTCGCGTCTGCCATACCTCCCAAATCTGGTCAATCGACAGCACCCCGGCGTTGTGGTGAATGACCACGTATTTGATGCTTCTCCCGCCGCGTCCGGGTGTGTAGTTGCGGGTGAGTAGTCTGTACCGGTCTGGTTCTAGGTCAGTCCAGGATTTCATTCTTTGCCTTCCTTTGGGCATGAGAAAACCCTTGCCACGAGAGCAAGGGTTTGATGGATTAGTTACTAGCCGGTGACAAGGACGTCTCTCTCATGCCACCCGCGGTATTTTCCGGAAGTCTTATAGCTTTGGAAAAGGAATGGGCCGATTGAGTCAGCTTCGGCACCCAGTTTGTCACGATTCCAACCACCGCTTTTTCGAAGAAGTGGCCTATAGGTGATAGTGACACTATGGCCTAGATTGATGCCATTCAGTCGTACTATTCGCTCCCCTACCCATCGGTTCACAACCATTCTTGAAATTCGGGATTCTTCTTCCGCGATGTTCGGTACAGCAAGAACGTGTGCTTGGGCTTCCATGCTGTAAGCATCACCGAGGAGAATGGGGCGAAATCCTCGACTAATGAGTAAAGCGTTTCCTTCGTCACCTATCTTTCGAACTTCGAGACGCGGCTGACTCCACCATTTTGCAATAGTGATACCTGCGGCCACAGAAAGACCAGTAACTATACCTACGACTACCTGCAACACAGCGCCTTCAACCATAGGCTCAGAGTACATTTCCTGAGGAGAAGGAGAGTACCGTTTCCTTCTACTTAGACCTAATAGGAGCGAAATCGAATCCACACCTGACCCCGTCCACCTGGGCGTCCTGCTTGCGCTCCGTTGAAAATACCGCCGTCGCCTTGGCCACCACCACCTCCGGGAATCGGGCCGTCTCGGTTGTATCTACCAGCACCACCGCCGGTGACTTCCCACGGGTCTCCACCGCCGGTGAATTTGTAGAGCGATGGTGCAACCGCATCACCTTGTCCGGTACTGGTTCCCACTCCCGGCGCGCCGCCGGAGGCGGTTAGGCTCCACGATTGATCCGAGACAGTGACTTTGGTCGCGCCGCCAGCCGAGCCGGGGCCTACATTGTTAGCGGTTCCACCGGCTCCCCCAGCGCCTATCGCGATAATCAGCTCACGGCCGGGTTTCATAATCCACGTGGTTTGCGCCCACGCGCCCGGCGATCCTTTTGACCCGCCGATACCATTACTGCCGTTACCTCCCGAGCCGCCACCCCCACCGCCGATAAGAATCAGGTCGGAATACAGCGCCCACGCCGGGACGGTGATCCGTCCACTCACAGTAATGGGGGCCGGAGTCCACGGAGTAGAACGCCACAGCTCCACGAGACCATTCTCAGTCGCGAGGATTGCGGACACCACCGGGGTACTACCCGCGGCAAGGTTTTTTAGCGGCACCCACCCGCCCGAGCTTCCAAGTTGCAGCGGCATATCAAGCCCCCGTCACGAAATACAAGGTGCCCACGACTGGGCTCGACGGCATAGACGAAACGACCTTACTAGGCACCACATCGGACTTATTCGCTTTGAGTTGCAGATCGTCCGCAAGATCTTCTTGATCAGTTTCAAGATTGGTGGTTCTCACCTGGATGCCGTCCACGTAGCTCTTGTCAGCTTTGCCCGCTATCTGCGACGTGAGGGCGGACGCCACGTCGTCTTGCGCGGCGAGCTTTTCGCCCACCTCGCGCAGGGTGTCATACGCCTCGGGCGCTCCTTCGAGAAGGGCGTTTACCCGGTCGGTTACCGCCTGGACCGCGGCGCCGTCAGCGTGATCGGCTGCGTCCTTAGCCCGATCCGCTTCAGTCTTGGCCCGGTCCGCTTGGGTGGTCGAGCGGTCGGCGGCGGACTTAGCCCGATCGGCCTGGGTGGTAGCAGTACCCGCCGAGCCCGCGGCGGCGGTGCGGTCGGCGGCGGTAGCCGTCCGGTCACTACCAGTCGCCGTCCGGTCTTTTCCGGTTTGGACGCGATCGGCGGCGGCGCTGGTTGCCGATCCCGCCGCGTTGGTTTCGGAGGTTCTGGCTTTGCCCGCCGAGGTGCCCGAGGCGGTAGCTGCATTGCCCGCATCATTGGCGCGAGTATTGGCCCGGTCGGCTTCTTCTTTTGCCCGGTCTGCGTCGGAGTTTGATCGACCGGCCGCTTCTATCGCGTCGCCGGCCGCGGTTTGGGATTGGTCGCGAGCTTCAAGGACAACCTCAGCTGAGCCGACACGGTCTGCCCCGGCTTCAGCGCGCTCGGCGGCGGCTTGGGCGGCGCGGGAAGCGGCTTGCGCCGCAAGGACTACAGGCTCGGGGTACTCGATATCATCGAGGACAACGTCGGCGACGTCGACCGGCCCATCATCGGGGATGACAATATCCCATTCGGCAAAAACACTTCCGGCCTCGACTCGCAGTCGAGCAGGTCCGGGTTCAACATCAACCGCCGTGAAGTGAGAGTCCTCCAGGGGGACGGACACCCAGTCCGCGAGGACGAGCGCACCATCGACCGGGCGGTGATAGTGCGCGGCAAGACTGACCGTGCCATCGAGCTTGGAGCCGAGAACGTTAGTGATATTTCCAGTTAGCGTTGTCATTTCGTATCTCCATTCTGGGGTTGGACTTCATCGGGAACATCGGGCTGGACGTTGGCAATCACGCGGTTGTCCTGCTTAACCACAGACAGGCGGGCGTAGCGGGGACCGCCATCCCACCACCTCCACCGCCCGGTCCAGCAAGAGACCCGGACATAGCACCCCGGCTCTGGAATCAGTACTGGAAAGGTGCCACCAACAGTGCTGTAGCCTCCTCCGGGGCGAGCATCGAAAACCATCGGTGAGAACAAGGTCCCGTCGGGACGGAACACATCCACGAAAAGCCCCACCTCGTCCGCACCTGTGAAAGCAGTCTCCCTGGCGCGGGCATAACAAGACACCAGCCACGCGCCCTCCTCCTCAAAGACAATTCCTGGCTTGGATTTATCTATGTGAGCGCCTTTCCACGCAGTTAGTGGCTCGTCGAAAGGAAGCACCCGGTTGTTGCCAGACAGTGACCACTCGGCGTTGACGTTGACAGATTGATAGGCAGAGCAGAAACCGCGCAGGCCTGCCAGAAGCCCGAGCTCATTCATCAAAGCGAGTTGACCATCAGAGATTTGACCTAGCGCGCCAGACTGTCCGGCAAAGAGTCCGGCGAGGGCATCGTTGATCGCTTCGAATACGTTCTGTGCAATCAATCCCACGTTCGAAAGCATGATTCCTGCAAGCCCTTCAATCTTGGGCTTTATGTCCTCGAGTCGGCCGGGTTGCTGTGGCTGGAACCTATCGGGGCTCGTCATTGGACACCTCCTCGGTGGTCTTAGGTGGGATGATGTTGGCGAATACTTCGCTGATGGCATCAGACGAAGACGCGGCCAGGTTGTCGAGAGTGGTGTCTTTCCACTTGCCAGGGTTGAGATAATGCTCTCTGCCAGTCTTCGGAGGCTCCCAGGCTCTTGAGGGTCGGTCGACGGGCTTTACTCCACAGGCATCGAGGTGGACTGCGATTGCCTCGGCGAGCTCTGCGGGGATGGGGTACACCCTGGCATCGTCCAGGTCCGCAGAGGCCGGGATGTCACGGAGAAAATCGCGGAGAGCCACGACGTTGTTGGTTGATTCGGTCATGCTTCTACCTCCAGTGCTTGCAAGATTTTTCCCACGGATTCGAGGGACTTCAATAGGCGTGCCTCCGGCAACTCGCGAGCCGGATCATCGCCAAGGGAAATGTCGATCTCCACATCAGAAGACCGCGACCACGAGTGCTTCACCGCGTGAATGCGGGTGATCCAGTACTGCTTTCCGAACTGAAAAGCACCCCGGGACCCCAGGACGAAGTCCCGACCGTAGCGGTACGGTGCGCCATCAACGATGGGCACAGAGTGAGATACCGACGCCGCGGTTTCCAGCATTCCGGTGCGCAATGCTTGCAGTGTTGAGAGGCTGAAACCGTTTGAGCCAGAAGTGACCCAGTGCTCGGGGCGTCCAAACCTCCCCATCTTCTGCCGTCGGCGAGAGGACTGCTGCGATGAGAATGCCAAAGCCACGTCAGTAATCTGCGATTCGAAGACCCCGATGCCCAGTCCTGAGTTTCCAATCAAGGTTCCCAGGTAGCCCAAAGCGGCGTTGGCGGCGAGCTTGGCAGCCGAGTTCATCCAATCTGGAGACTTGCCGCCCTGGGCCATCGCCCACGCCGTCGGCCGGGTGAAGTTAATCTCCGAGCCGTCGAGAAGCTCAAGGCGCGATGCTGCATTCGCTTGCCCTACCGCCGGGATCGGAGAATGCCAAATAGGAATATCTTCAGTGACACGGTCGACCAAACTATCGTCAGGATGCCCTGGATCAAGAATTGACCACACGTCATCAAGACCGCCATTGGTAATCTCTTTAGCCCGTTTGAGGAGGCCGTCTGCCATGGTTCCAGTGACGTTAACGGCTCCGGACTGCTCGACGACGTCGACAAGCACCGTCGGCTTAAAAAGATGCATGTGGTTTGGCGCGGGCTGTGGGTCGCCAGGAACCCACCGCCAGACCTTAAGGCGGAGCTGGCCGTCCGCCAGAGTGTCTCGGATGAGGTCTGCTGCGGAAGCGAACCTCGACGACAAGCAGCACCAGGGCGTGGTGTCGTGAAGGAGGTCGGCTCCGGGAAGCACTACGACTGGCCAGCGGTCGATGTTTGACTTGATGAGGAACCTTGATGCCCATTGGTCGGGATCAAAGAGATTATCCGGCAGCGTCCACAAGCCGTCGAAGAGTCGGCGGAAGTTGGCAATCAGATAGTTCTTGATCACCCATGCTGCCGGCCCTGCCAGGATCATCGACTTTGGCCACTGCAGGGCGGCCGGCGCGACCGGATTAGACCAGCACACCAAGGACTTGATGAATATCCAGTCATGGACCAGCTCCCACGTCACGACCACGGCGCCGTCCTCATCGACGGAGACCTTCACGTTGTCGACGATTCCGGACCACCGCGTCTCGCCTGAAGGAATAAGCCCCGTCGAATCCGGATAGTCAACGACCACGGAGAATACTTCTTCCACCTCGACGTCAAAGACTGACCAAGCCGCGAGGTGATGGTCAACCGGAAGCACGACCGTGCCGTCGCCGGCATCGTTGAGCAGCAATTCGAAACTTGCGGAATCTTCCCCGTCCACGATGCCGCGGACTTCACCTGCCGGGTCGAATACTGTGATTACCGGTCGAGTAAGCGAATCTCGCTGCGCGGCAGCACGCACGGTTCTCGTGTGGTCGTAGACGCCGGTGAGTGGGTTGCGAAGTGGTTCTACCATCCTTTCCTCCACCTCCTTTCAATAATGATTTGCAGAGCGCCCACTCCAGACACGATGACCTCGGTCGGTGGTGTGCGAGGAGGAATCGGATACACAAAGCGCTGACCGCCCAACAATCGGTAGCCCGGGGAACCATCGGCGAGGGTTACCGGTTCCACACCCGGCCTCGTCTGCACGGACATGGCCTGGGGTGAGGGCTTTAGAGCCACCACATCACCACCGATTCCATCGGGAAGCTCCCACAAGCCCGGCGCGACGATGAATGTGGGCCAGGCGGGGAGGTCGGTGGGGTTTGAGATGGTGACTGTGGTGGGGCCGTTGCAGGTCCAGTCGGTGATTTCGGGGTGTCCGTGGGCGTCGGGTTCGCAGGCGACGAGTGTCATTTCTGCGGTGAGGACTCCGCGGCGGCGGGGGTCGACGGTTAGGTCTAGGTCTTCGTTTTCGCGGGGGCGGGCGGAGAACCAGCGGGCGGAGTTGGCTGTGATGATCCAGAGTTTTCCGTCTGTGTCCATTGACCAGGCGCGGTTCCATCTTTCCTCCACTATTGGTAGAGGGTCTGCTGGTGTGGCGGTGAGATGTACTGTTAGGTCGATTAGGCGTTCGTCGACTTTTACGGTGCCGGGTGTGGAGCCGCGTTGTCTTGCTGCGGCGCGAGTGCGCAGTGTGGAGGGAGGGGCCAGGATTCCTTTAATCGTCTCGATCCATGCGCCTTGGCTGCGGGCTCCGGGCCCGTGGAGTATCCAGCGTGACCCGTCTACTCCGAGCCAGATTATCTGGATGTCAGACTGGCGGGAGGTCAGGGCGATGTTGTTCATTCATTTTCTCCTTTCTAGAATCCGCGGCGGCGGCGTCCGCGCGCGCGTTGTTGGCGGGCAAGGCGGCGGTCGACTTCGGCTGCAACTCTCTCGTTGCCGGTCTCGACGTTGATTACTGTTGTGTCCCCGCTTGTGCTTCCATAGGGGCGTCCGGCGAGGTCTGGCAGTTGGGTGTAGACGAGGTCGTCGAATGCGTCTGTTTGGCGTGGTGAGAGGACTCGTTCGGGTTTGATGGTGGCTTTGGCCATGAGGCCGACGCCGCCGGCGATGCCTCCTTGGTCGTACCAGCCGTTGGCTTGCCAGAATCCGCGTGCTTTAGTGGGGTTGCCGTAGCGGTCGCGGATGTAGGTCGCGCCGGCTTTGCCTTGTACTGCGGGGTCGGGGTTCTCGTCGGGGAGGTACTTCTGCTTGGTGGCGCCGAGGAATTGGAACAGGCCAAATGCTCCGGAGGAGGGGTTGCGTGCGAGGGGATTCCAGGAGGATTCCTTGTTGATGATCCAGTCTGCGTCCGTCCAGGCTTGGCCTGTCCACCCTCGGTCTGCAAAGACAGCTTGCACGGTGCCTTTCACGCTGCCGTCGTCGCCGGAGGGTGTGTCTGATAGGTCCGGCATGGGGTCGAGCTGGATGCTGACCGGTTGCATTGCCACTCCGGTTGGTTCATTGGTCATGACAACTGCTGGGGTGGCGGCAATGGTGGTTGCTGCGGTGGTGTTAGTCGCGACGGTGGCCACGGTTGCGTCGGTTGTGGCTGTGGGATTTTTGGGCACTCTGCCTTGGTCGTCGACGAGGCTGGGGTCTTTGAGCCATGTTCCCTTTAGTCCAATGAGCCCAAGGGCTTCTTTGGCTAGGGAGTTGCCGGCGGCGGTGGCGACTTGAGTGCCGATTAGGTCCCAGCGCGTTGGGTCGGTGTCCTTGTTTCGCCACTCTGGGTCGACTGCGTTAGATGAGTCGAGGCCGATGGTGCGGGCGAATCCCTGTATTAGCGCCACATCGCTGTTGGAAAGAGCAGTGGCTTTCTGCCCGTGGATAACCGAGTTGCTCACTGAATTGATGAGGTCGGTGACCTTGCGGAGTTGGTCCCAGTTCAGGACGGCTTCTGGCGCACCGGTGTGGTTGGTGACCATGGTGGTGCCTTGGGGAAGCCATCCTCCTTGGTCTCGGAATACTCCGGTAATTGCGGATCCGATGTTGCCGACGGTGTCCTTAGCCTTGTTGTAGGCACCACCTAGGAGGCTGCCGAGACCTTCGATGGTGTCGAAGAGTTCATCAATGGCTTTGTCCTTGGTGGACGATAGTGCCTTGGGTGGGATGTTGAACCACTCCGGCGGTGGAGTGCCGACGTGGCTGGCGAACATGTTGTTGATGGGGTCAAGGAGCTTGTCGAAGATTTCCTTGACCTTGTCGCGGAGGATTCCTTTCTTTTGTTCTGGCGATGGGCCGCCGGCGGATTCGAAGGCTCCGTCCGCGCCAATGCTCAAGTGCCATTGGGTTGGGAACTGAGGATCATCGGCGCCGGCCGCTGGGCCGCCGTAGGCGACGCCTCCGTGTCCGCCGCCGCTCTCGACGTTGACGGCGCTGAAGGAACCGACGCTTTGCAGTGTTCCGGCGGTGTGCCCATTTTGTCCGCCCGAGTCCGGGCCGCCTTTAACACCGATGGAGAATCCTGGGCCTAAGCCTCCGGTCCAGGATTGGCCTCCCGCCGAGACTTGACTGGATTGCCCGGCCGGAAAAGCCGGGGTGGCCCAGTGTCCACTGTTGGGGTCTCCACCGAGAATGACGGAGGCAATAGCAGACATGTATCCAGAGCAGTCGCCGCCGGCGGGCCATTGGCTTCCGGTGAGGTACGGCTTTCCGCTTTGGGCACGGGCCCATTCGTGGCCGGCCTCCAGCTGGCTTTCCCACGCGGGGCGAACCTCGCCGCCGTTGCGGAGGCCGGGTAGAGCGTCGGAGAATTGCTGTAGCGGTCGGTTATCAGTGCGCTTTGGATGGCGGTCCTCGGACCAGACGCGACCGCGGTGCCATGTGAAGTCTCGGCCCCGCTCGAGGAGCTCGCGCATGGTGTAGATAACTCCGTGGCCACCAGCCTTGCGAACATTCGAGGCGGTGAACATGTGCTCTCCGTTTGAGCCCCACATGAGAACGTCATCGGAGGTTCCAGTGCCTGGGCCGGAAATGCGTCCGCCTGTGGCGTGCTCGGGGATTCCGGCAATGGGCGAGCCCTGATTGAGGCCAGGGATGAAGTCGGCGACGGTGTTCCAAGCGCGGAGGATTCCGTCGTTGTAGACCGTGCGAATCATGAAGTTGATGGGCTTCGCGAGCGCGGACTTGAGGCTCTCCCAGACTGACTTGATGCCGCTGACAACCGACGAGAAGAAGTCTCCAACTGCTCGCAGTGCGGATTTCATCGAGTCCCACGCGGGCTTTATGACGGTATCGATTACCGCACGGATGCCGTTTCCTAGTCCATCCCATGCTGGCTTGATGACCGAGTTCCAGATCATTCTGAAGAAGTCACCGACTGATTGCAAAGCAGCCTTGAGCGCTTCCCAGGTCGGGCGAATAACGGTGTTCCAGACGAAGTTGATACCTGCGCCGACAGCGTCCCAAGCGGGCTTGATGACCGAGTTCCAGATCATCGTGAAGAAGTTGCCGACTGCCTGCAGGGCAGCCTTCAGGGCATTCCACGTGGGCTGGATAATGGACAACCAGACGAAGTTGATACCTGCGCCGACAGCGTCCCAAGCGGGCTTGATGACCGAGTTCCACACGAATGAGAAACCGGCGCCCACCATCGCCCAGGCCGTTTGTATGAATCCAAATATCGGTTGGACGACACTGGTCCACAGCCACTGAATCACCAGAGCCATCGCGTCCCAGGCTGGTTTGATGAGGCCATTCCACGCCGCTGAGATTCCGGCTGACAGGAGGTTCCAGGCAATGAGCAGCGGCGCGAGAATAATCGCGCCAATGACACCAAGGGTGGTCGCCACCACTGTCCAAATTGCGGAGAATAACGGCATCAACACGTTCGTCCAGGCGGCCTGAATGCTGGTGAAGATGTTCCCGATCATGTCGCCAAACGAGGAAATTGCAGACTTGAGCGATTCCCACACTGGGGTGAACACATCAGTAAGCCAAGCCCAGACGTTCTTGAGAACGTCCATGAATGATGCCCAGATCTGCCGTCCGGTATCGGTCTTCGTGAAGAAAAGAGTCAAGGCGGCCACCACAGCCACAACAGCGGTGATGATTGCACCAATTGGGTTTGCCACTATCGCCGCGCCCAATATCCGGAAGCCGCCGGCAGCAACCTTCAACGTAGCGGTTAAGCCCTTAAGAATCCCGCCAAGACCGCCGACACGTTTGGCCAGGCCCGCGATGCCCGGCGCGGATTTCGCGGCGATGCCAGCGAATCCTTTGAGCGCTGAGGGTAGGCTTCCGCCTGCTTTGAGCATGGCGTTGGCTCCTTTGAAGGCGGAGCCGAGGCCTTTGACTTCCTTTGAGACCTTGCTTATCGGTCCGACGACTGTGTTGAGTGTCTTCATGCCGACGAAGGCGAAGATGAGTTTCTCGACTATTGATTGGTTTTCGCTCATCCAGGTTGCGAGGTCTTGGAGAATGGGAACGAGGATGTCGGCGATTATTGGGGCGAGGGCTGCGAAGGCTCCGGTAATGGAGACGACGGCGGCCTTCATTCCTGCTTCACCTAAGGAGGCGGTGATTTGGCCGAGTGCTGGCATGACTTCGATTGCGGCTTGGCCAATGGTGTGGAGTGATGCGCCGAGGCGGCCCATGACTCCGTCTGCGTCGCCTCCGGAGATGGCAGTGAGGAACTTCTGGGCTTCTTCACGGGCGGTGAATAGCCAGTCGATGAGTTTGTCATCTTCGGCGATGCCGAGTGGCCCCCAGGTTTTGGGGTCGAAGTCTCCGGTCTGGAAGATTTGGACGGCACCTTTTACCGATGAGGTGAGGGTGTCGATTTTTTCGGTGAAGTTGCCGATGATTGCTGGGGCTGCGGTGAATGCGGGCTTGAGGATCGCTTCGCCGAGTCGGCCGAGGGCGGCGCCGGCGTTGTCCATGGCGCCGGAGAAGGTCTCTCCTGCTTTGAGGGCTGCGCCGCCCATGCCTGCTTCCATGGCGTTTTGGAAGTCTTCGAAGCCGATTTCTCCGGCAGAGGCCAGGTCGTAGACTTCTTCGGCTGACTTGCCCAGCTCTTCAGCTAGTAGCTGGACGACAGGGATTCCGGCGTCGGAGAGCTGGGCTATGGTGTCGCCTTGGATCTTGTTGGAGGTGGCGACCTTGTTGAAGATGGAACCCATGGAGGACATGTCTGTGCCAGCGATGGAGGCGGCGTCGCCGACAAGTTTGAGGGTGCGCTGCAGGTCTTGGCCGGGCTTGACACCGGCGGCGACGGTGGCGGCTGCGACAGTGGCAGCATCTCCTAGTCCGTAGGCGGTGCCTTTTACACTGGCCATGGCGTCGTCCATGATGCTCGAGACGTTTTCGGCCGAGTTACCAAGACCGGAGAGCTTTGCCTTGGCCTGGTCGATAGCGTTGAGGCGGGCAAAGCCTTTTGTCAACGCGGTACCGAGGGTTCCCGCAACGGCTCCACCGACACCGACGGCTGCGCCGACCATGGTCTTTTTGACGCCGGACATGAGTTTCGAGCCCATGCCGGAGCCAGCTGAGGCCATGGTCGATTCGACGCCGGAGAGTGCTTTGTTTACTCCGGGTGCAATTTTTGACGTCTCGGGAATGATGCTGATGTATCCAACAGCAAGTTCGTTACCGGTGGCTGTGGCCATAGCTGCCTCCTTAGTGCGCGTTTAGGCGAGAATGAGTGAGTCCCAACCAAGCCATTCGGCAACGTCGTTGAGTGGTGCGGGCTCGCCGATGTAGCGCCCGGACTGCTCGATGGATGGGTTTAGGGTTTCTGGTTCCTCGGGCGGTTTCGGGCGAGGATAAGGATCAGGTTTCTCCCAGGATTTGCCCGCTCCGCGTTGCCAGTTCGCGGCCATCAGTGCATCGAAGATGTCGGCGAGGAGTGAGGTTCTTTTGTCCCAGCCGGCTATGTCGGGAGTTGTTGCGCTGATTATTGGGCTGTCGATTCCGGCCTCGACAATGATGACGTGGAGGTCGCGCCAGTTGAGCCGGTCAGTGCCGTCGCAAAGCCAACGCAAGCGCAGACCTACGCCAATGAGCTCTCGCTCGACGCTCCGACGAATGTCGGGGTCGTCGAGGAAATCTAGGAGTCCGAGGATTCCCCCACGGAGGTGTCCCCTTCTGGGCCGGCCTGCCATGCTCCCATGAACTCTTGGAACTCTCCCATGGGGAGATTATCGACTGCTGCAAGCGTTTCTTCGTCAGCGACCTTTTCGAGCATGGCCCAGCCACGCTCTTCGGGGTCTGTCTTTCGGTTCTTACGGAGCCAGCCTGCGGTGATTGCATTGTGGATCCAGGGGATGGTGATGTCGGCTCCGGTGGCCTCGGAGTGAAAGTGAAACTTTTCTAGCATGGTGACGGGGTCCTTTCTTAAGGAAACTGGTCGTAAAAGAATGGACGGGGTCACAGGTGGAGCATGCGGGCCCGGGGTGACCCCGTCAGAAGTCCCCGGGCCCTGAACGTTGTGAAGGGCAGAGCTAGATTCCCTAGCCCTGGCCGCCTTCTCCTTCGCCGCTGCCAGAGCCGGAATCTTCGGCTTGACCATCGGCCTTGTAGATGTGCTGATAGGCCTTGTTGCCGTCCTCGTCCGGGAAGCACTCGAAGGTGACCTCGTACTGGATGACACCGGAGCGAACGAAGTTCACATCACCAACCTCGGTGGCCTGTGCGTCAGGGGCAAAAACACGAATCCGGTTCTGCGCCGAGCCCTTGATTTCAAAATCAAGGAAGCGGTGCGGCAGCTCGTCGGCGTTATCGATAACCGTGATGTTCTTGCCATCGGCAGAGATCGAAACGTTGCTATCGCCTGCAACGATTTTCAGCACTTCCGCGTTTGCGGACTCCATGAAGGTGGTCTTGAGCGTTACAGCGTGATCGGACTGGACAATGACAACGGTGTCACCGTTCCAATCCTTAATCTTGTCAGTAGAACGGTCGACAGTCTTGGACACACCATCTTCGGTGAGGAAGCCACCGGGCTTAAGACTGAGGCGACTCTGAATCTCGGAGACTGCCTCCTGGGCGTCCTTGGGGTAGAGGGTCTTTGCTGGGGCCGCGGGGCCGACAAGGACTCCGCCAGCGGACTTTACGTCGGGTGCACCGACAAGGACGTTTGCACGATTGCGCATGATAAGTTCTCCAATTCTTGAAGTAAAAGGGACAAAAAATCCCCGACCTGCACAGCTGCTAGGTCAGGGCTTGGGTTAGCGTTCCGATAAACTGCCATCGGGACACGTCAGGTAGGTCAGGATCGGGATAGTCGACAGGGCCGGAATCCTCGGACCAGCCAAGAACCCGGTCATCGAGGAGCTCCAAGTCGAAGCAGAGATCCCGGAGCCGGTCTATAAGGTCGACGGCTGTATCAAGATCAGGCCCATACACCTGCACAAAGACGGTAGTAACATCCGTGACCGGATTGACCCGGCGCGGGGCGGCTTGGTCTATGCGGATGAAGAGCGGCGGGCGGGGGCGGGGCACTTTATGCACGACGGTTGTGGTCATCTGGCTGCGGATTGTTGCCATGACGATTTGTTGCGCTGAGGTCATTCTCGCTCCCCTCTTGTCTTGTCTAGGCGTCGATGTGGTGGGTCAGTGTGTGTTCTCATGGGCGTTTGTGGGCGGCAAGGACTTTGACCAGAGTGTTGTTTTTCTGGTTGTCTCTGTAGGCCTTGTAGGATTCTGGGAACACAATTGTGCGGTAGCGGGTTTTTCCCTGAACGGAGCTAGTGATGTAACCACGTCCGCATGCTGTGGCGATGGCTTCGGCTTCTGCGTCGACGACTGCTTGGACGCCTGGGGCACGACGGATGTTCTCGAACTGTTTGCGGTTCCATTTCAGCCGCATCGGTTGCATGTGCGGCTACCCGTCTGTGATGATTTCGAACTCGGCCCAGGATCCCGGCGCGTAGCCGGCGAGGGTGCGAGTTCCTTGAGGGTCGGCGAATACGATGAGGCAGCCGTCGACGATTTCGCAGGCGTTGGTGGTGTGCTGGGTGACGACGGCCTGGCCGTCGATTTCGCCGTGGGTGATTCGGAGCATGTCATCCTTCCGTTCGTGTGGCGGTGACGACGACGAGACCGGGGTCGAAGAACGGGTTGTTCTCGTAGTTCTGGTCGTTGCCTTTCACCTTCCATGGGGTTGGGTCTTGTGGGGTTCTGATTTCGCCGCCGGGGCCGGGATCATCTTGTGGGGCGCAGTAGACGGTGAGTGTGTCGATGGTGCGCAGTAATGAATCCCCTACTACTTCTTGGGTTGGGGAAACAGCCCATCCGAAGACTTTGATAGTGCGCCAAGCGGCGTAGCCCATGAGGGGGTCGCCGTTGCGGTCGGTGCCGGTTCGAGTCCACGTTCTTACCTTAAGTTCGAGTGTGAGTGGGAATGGCATCAGTACCCCTGCCCTGGCGCTGATTCGTCTGGGCCGTTAACCCACGCATGAGCGAGGGGGTTAATGAGGGCGCTTGGCTTGGCGGTCATGTCGAAGCCGGTGTGCTTTTTCGCGCCACCAGAGAGCATCGCGCGGTGAGCCGGGGTGAGCTCCATGGCCTGAGATAGCGTTTCAGTCCCGTAAGTGGTGGACTCTGTAAAGACTCCGGCAGTCCGGGAGTTTTGCCGCACTGCTTCTGGGTTCTTCAGGGCTGTGGACACGAGCTGTACCTCGACGTAAATGACGCGGGTTCGAAGCGTACCGTCAGGGTCCGTGGTGAGGGAATCAGCCAGTTTCGGAAACTCTGCGAAAATCAGGACCTCTGCGTCATCAAGCCAGCTTTGGATTGTCTCGTCTGCCGGCAGAGGCGTTGAGGAGAGCCAGCGGCGGCGGACATCGTCCGGGGTGGCGTAGGTCGCCATGATTCACCTCCGGACTATTCTCCTGCGCCGGCTCCACCGGCTGCGGGGAGCAGCAGACCTGCGGGGTAGACGCGGGCCTTCTTGCGGCCCACGCGGGTAACGGGTGCGGCGACCTGCCAGCCCACACGCATGACGACGCGCAAGGCCTTGGAGTCCTGCTGCATTAAGTTGAGAACGACCTTGCCGGAAGCATCAGAGATGACGCCCTCAGAGAACAGGTCATAGGTGATGTCCTGGCGGACACCGACGACGAACTTCGACCAGTCCAAGGCCATGAGCTTGGCCTTGGTGGAGTCAAAGCCGCCAGTCATGGCCTCATTGACGGGCTTGCCGTAGAGGGTGTCAGGCTGGCCGAGAGCGTGAGACGGGCCGTAGATGGCGGTGCCGTTGGCTGAGCGCTGAGAGATCAGCTCCCAGCCAAGTCCTGGCTCAGAGACGAAGCCGGAGACACCGTAGCCCTGCTGAGAGACCAGGCGCGCGAGGTTCGCGACATCGACGCCAAGGTCTGCGCCGGCGCCAGCAGTGACGGTGTTTCCGGCGGCGGTGGCAGCAGTGAACACGTCGTCGGGCCAAGAGCTCGGCTTGTCGACACCGAAGAGGGTCGCTTCATCGATCTTCTGACCGAAGGCCTCGGCTAGAAGCGGCTTGATTTCGTCCCACAGCGGGACCTGCGCATCGGCGATAAGCGCGTCGGGGATCGGGACGATGACGGCGAGTTCCTCGGCGGTCATCGTGATGTTGTCCCAGCTGGCGTTGGTGGTCTGCTTGAGCCCGGTATCTCCGTTGACCCAGTAGGCGTCAGGCAGGGTAGCGAGGACAGGCTGCTTGGACTTAGCCGAGCTCATCGGAGCCCGGCGCGCATTGGTCAGCATGATGGAGTCCTTGGGGGCCTCGGCGAGGATTTCCTTGGAGACTTGGTCGGGTAGGTGGGCGTCAGAGACGTCGGCGCGGCCGAGGATGTTGTTAAACGGCATTGGTGGTTCCTTTCTAGAAAATGGCGGGGTGGCTACCGCGCGCTGAGTGCGTCGCGGATCCAGTCGCCGGATTGAGATGAGGTGGACCCGCCGCCGCGGCCTTCACCGAAGGCTTTAGGGGCGGTGTTGGTTGGAGCAGCAGTCTCAGCTGCTGACTTCAGCGCGGCAGAGAGCTTCTCCGCATGAGCCGTGAGCTCCTCCTCAGAGGAGCCTGCGAGAAGGTCAGGATCGACGCCCGCAGACGCGGCGATTCGCGCCCGCGCCCCTTCCAGTCGGGTTTCGGCAAGTTGGGATTCGAGGGCCGCAATGCGCTCGGCGCTGCGCTGTTCGTCGGTCTTCTTCGCGTCCTCAAGCTTGTCGTAGCGCTCAGCCTTGGTCTTGAGTTCGTCAAAGCCGGAGAACTTAGCTCGCTCGCGAGCCAAGCGGGACTCGATGATGCGGTCTAGGTCCTCCTGTGAGGACGGCGGGGTGAACTCCTTAGTGCCTTCTGCCTGCTGCGCACCTTGACGGGCGGAGTCTTGCGCCGGCTGCGCCTGTGCAGCGGCAGCAGCAGCGGTGTTAGGGGTGGCCTGATTGGTTCCTTCGCCGCCTGCTGCGGCGCCGGTGGATCCTGACATGAGTGTGCTCCTTCCCTCGACCAGTTGGGCCGAGTGATAGTTGATTCCGCCGGCCAATGAGGACGGCGTTAGATGTCCACCCCGTAAACCAGCGCACAGCAAAAGACGCCCGGCGCGGCTTCGAGGCCGCGGGGCGTCTTAAGTGTTTGTGTGGGGTGTCGTTCTCCTCCCAGGATTCGAACCTGGGTCACCGACCGTGAGGGCGGGGTCCTACCTTCTAGACGAGAAGAGATACTCGAACTTGGGCAAAAGAATCCCCCTTGGCCCTGTGGTGGGAGGGGGTAGAGAGTTAGTTCGCGGCGGTGGCAGGTGCGTTGATTGTTTCGCCGGGATCTTGGGGTTCCCCTTCGCGGGGGCACCGAGTAACACGGACGTCTAGTGCGCCGGCAAGGGCGTTGAAGATGCGGTATTGCAGGCCTTCGTCGGTCTGCTCGTACACATCGATCCAAGTCTCAATTTCGTCGACGTCGACCTTGAGGTCATCAGCGACGGTGATGTATCCGCCTTCCGGAGAACCACCGCGGTAGATCTCCTTGCGGCTACTCTCGTCGCGATATAAGGACGAAAGCACACCAGAGGATCGCAACACGTCGAGCACTTGCTTGAGCGGGGCGTCAGTCGTTATCTCTGAGCTTTCCACGAGTCCTCCTTACGAATTTCTTGTCCTGGGTAATAAGTGTAACGGTCTCGACATCAGTATACCTTTCCATTGCATAATCGATTTGTCGTAGCGCTTCGTCTTCGGACATTTCGGAACGGTGCAAGTCGATGACGAGGTTCGGCGATTGGCCGCGTCCTTTGCGGACGGTCTGGACCACCGTCTCCTTGCCTACTCCAGTGGGGGCTTTGAGCTCAGTTAGTCTGCCGTCAACGAATGCGTCCGCTGACCTCTCCCCCGCTGTCGTCGACACGGGGGAGAGCTCAATGGTGTGTCCTGCGCGGGCAAGAGTCTCGTAGGTGACCTTCTCGTGCTGCTTCGCCTTAACACCGTTGGTGATGATACGACTGTCCCAATCACCATGATCGTGGGCGTCTTTGGCCTCTCGGGTCTTCGCGATATGTTCGCTCCAGGCCTTCTTTGGGTCGGCGACCATGCGGCCTTGGGAATCGTAGGTAACGTCTTCCCATTGCTGTTGAAGGTCTTTGATGATTGGTGGGAGGTCCGCATCTGAGAATGACTCTTGGGCGCGGCAAGAACAGTGGTCGTGATATTTCAATCCTCCTGGACGGCGTCCGGCGGTGTATCGGTGGCCGGCCGCAGCCGAAGGGTTGCGGAAGGTGGTCTGTTGAGTTGGGCCGGCGCGACTGCCGGTAGTCGTTAAGGCTGTGCCTTTGGTGTAAACAGCACCACGGCTGGCGAGCATGAGGCAGAAAGCACAAGCGTTGGGCCCGGGGACTCGGACGTAGCGGGTGCCGGCGGCTGCGGTAGACGCCCACACGGTCTCCCGCGCCGGTTGCCGGACGAATCGCCCGAGTGGGCCGGCCATCATTCGGGCGGCGGCGGCCATATCCCCCTCTGTCTTGCCTATCGCCCACGAGGCTGAGGAAGATACCTGCGCGACAACGGCGGTCTCTGCGGCGACGGGTGCCGGTAGATTATCTTCTCCGGCTTCGAGGCGACCGGTTTCTAACGCCCACAGGGCGGATGAGACAGCCACGGAGCCGAAACGCTGCGCAATAGCTGCGCAGACGGCCTGGAACTCCGCCTCAGTCATAGAGGGTTTAGCGTCGACCGCTTTGAACAAAGCGTCTGTCGCCATCACCACAGTCTTGTCCAGGTGCTGGGCATGGGTGTTCCAAACGTCACTCAACGGCACACCTCCTTGCGGTTACTTCTCGTCGGCCACAGCAGCGACAGATTGCGTCGAAGCTTGCTGCGCTCCAGTGAGCAGTTGGTTAAGCATTCCCGCCCCCTGATTGCGGAGCGCGTCGGCTTTTAGCCTGCTGATAGTCACAGGGTCGAATCCGAGCTGCTCCCACGTCACTTCAGATTGCGGTGGAAGCACCCCAGCGGTGGCCAGGGACATTACTGATTGCGCTGCAGCGGCCTTAGTTGGGGTCGATGGGTCACGCCACTTGGCTTGGAGCCGCGAGAGCCGCCCGTCAGGGGTGCCATCGCGGGCATGCTGTGCCAGGCGCATGACCTCGCACCAGCTGGACCCGTAGACGAGCTGAGCACGCTCGGCAACCTTGACCAGCTCCGCCTCTGTAGCCCGGATAGCGTCAGCCGAGGAGGGATTGTCCTGGATGATTCCAAGAGAATCCGGCGGGATGGATGTCTCCCCCGCGACCATCATCGCGATAGCACGAAGTTGGTCAATGTGCGGCTGCGGCGACGCCGCCGAGAACGTACCGAGTGAAGGTTGATTGCCGTCTTCATCCGCCCCAAGTGTGAGCAGCCGGTTGAGATAGGTGACGAACATATCCTCGTCGAAATCGTCTTCATCGACGCCGGTAATCCACCGCTGCGGAAAGCTGAAGAACTCTGCTGTTCCCTCCATACGAATGACCGTGCGCGCGGCCGCGTCCGTTAAGTCCATCAACGGCCTCGTAATCCGAGACATGCCATAACGCTTATTCAATCGAGGTCGATGGGCCAACATGACCATAGGCACCTTACCCAGCGAATGCGGTTGGCGAAGCACCTGGTAGCTGTTTCCCTCCTGCCAAATCGTGACCACACGATCTGACATCCACAAATTGAGCTCGGGCGATTCCACACCATCTATCCCTTCATTGATGGTCATCCCCGCGACGATTCGGCGGGAACGTTGCGACCACAATGCGGACCCCTCAGTCGCGGATCGAGTCTGGATAACTACTGGCGGCTCACCTACAGTCTCGTCCCCAGCACTAATCGTGGCGAAGGCCACCCCGTGAATCATTGATGCGATATGCGCCTGCGATGATTCCACCAAGAGTTGGTTGTCCTCAATGATTTCCGCCAAAGAGTCATCCGCCTCTGCCTGGTTCGCCATGACAAAGCCCTGAAGGTCCAAGCGATTATCCAAGACCTCCACAGACTTAGCAGGCCATCCGATGACCGTTTCCAGCTTCCCCAGCTGCGGGGGCACTGACATTCCCAACTGCCCGGCGCGCCGGAGGCTTCTCTCTCCGTCGTAGTAGAGGGTGCGCAGGTGGTTGCGGGGGCGGGAGGATTGCCAGCGCTGGACGAGTTGGACTAGGAGGCGGTACTCCTCGGGAAGTAGTCCTGGGGCGTTGGTGAGTGTGATGATGCTGTTCATTACAGCTTGACCCTCCTTGCTCCGCGTTTGCGGCCTGTCTTTACTTTCGGGTTGAGTAGTGCGAGCTGACGGCCAAGGCGTGCGCCAACCATGGTGACTGCGTAGTCGACGAGGTCGGATGAGGAGCGGTTTATCTTTCCTAGGCTTACTCCCCATTGGTTAGGGCGTCGGCGCGCGTTGTGGACGTGGTTGCGCAGCATGGGGTGTCCGTCGTGAGTGAGGGTGTGCTCCTCATCGATGTCAAGTGCGGTTTGCATTGCGGCCTCCGTGAATTGCTTGTTTCGTTTGACTGCGCCGGATGAGGACAGGCGCATGTCGAAGAGGACGCTGTGCCCTCCGGCTCCCGGGGTGGCCCAGACTTTGAGGTGCTTTTGGAAGTCTCGGTGCCAGGAGTCGATCATGGGGCGCCAGTAGAGGGCTTCTGTTTCGTCGTCGGTTGCAGGGCTGGGGTCGACGCCGAACCATACGACGTCGTAGAACTCGAAGGCTTCTCTAACGACGGCGTCGACCATCTGTCTGGGGGCGAGCCAGCCTTTGCCGCGCTCGCCATGGGGCTTGCGCCAGCCGCCGAGGCTGATGATGTGTCCGTCGGATAGTCGGCACCCAGATAGCGTTGTGGCGTCGCCGCTCTTTGAGCAGTCGAGGAACATGGCGATTCTCTCGCCTTCTTCTACGACGATGTCGGGGCGGGCGAGGTCGTCAAAGTTTCTGGGGTCCACCCACACGTCTTCGTTCGCTGCTAAGCCGTTGAGGTAGAAGCGAATGGTGTCGGCGGGAGTGGTGCGGGAATCAAGAGCTTCAGCGAGAAGGCGGTCGAGGTCTGCCCACGGTGCGTCTTGGTAGGCCTGCTCTAGGCCGTGGCGCATCTGTTGTGGGTCTGCCGGGTTGATTGATGGGTCTGCCTCTACTGAGTCATACAGCAGGTCTCTTAGCTCTGGTGGGCGGGTCTGCTGGGCTTGCCACTCATTGAAGCTGTCCTCGGCTACTGAGTCAGTTCCGGGGCTGTGGGCGTTGGTCAGCTCCAGCAGTCGTGCTTGCACGTCTGCTGGGGACTTGCCAACGTTTCTGCGGGCAACTTCGGCGGTGGCTTGGCCGCCCGAGGAGTGGGTCATGTGGTGAGACTCGTTGAGAAATACCGCCGTTGGGGGGTCGCCCTCGGCGGATTTTTCGGATGCGGTGATCATCTCGATGCGTGAGCCTCCCGGCATGATGGTTCGAGTAAGCCCCGCGTCGATGTTGAGTGCAGCTTTAAGCTCTTCACTCATCATTGCGTTGACCATGCGCATGAGCTGCCCGGCCTGCTTAAGGGAGTTCGCTGCAAGTTGCACTAACGCCATGTTTCGACGTTTGCCGAGCACGACACCGTCGACGACGCGGTCAAATGCGACCGGGCCTGCGAACTCCAATATGACTAGGGCCGCGGCGAAGGGATCTTTTCCGGTGCCTTTTGCCCCTCGTTTTACTCCCGAGCGGTACAACCAGCGTTTGGCTTCGAGGTCTAGGGAGTACCAGAGGTGAATGAACCTCGCTTGCCCGGGCGTGAAACGCCACGGTCCGCCGGTCTTGGGGTCCTTGAGCCACCGGTGCGCCCAGGCGATGTTATGGGGGCCTAGCGACGGCGGTAGGAGCGCGAGGCGGTCGGGGTGGTTGTAGGGCAAGGTTGGGTCTCCCGGCCACGGTAACGTGCACCACGCGCCTGTCGTTGGGTCGATGGTATAGCCCGGGATGAGGAGGGCTGGGGCGGTCATCCGTAGATCCCCCTTACCTGGTTAATATCAGTCACAGTAGCCGGGTCATCGCCGCCCCCTTCCGCTGCTTGGAGCAACTCGATGCGCGCGCGACGCCGGTCGGGCTCGGTGAACATCAACCGGGACATCATCTGGTTAATCTCCGCAAGTTGCCCGGCGCGCAGTGGCTTGTCCCCTGCGGAGTCGAGCATTTTGGAGAGTTGGTCCATGGTCAGGCGTGCGTATTCCCAGTCGGATTGCTGCCAGAAGGTGGTTTGCCCGGAGTCCTTAAGGGAGCGGTAGAGCCGCTTGGCGGTCGTATTCCAGGAGCGTTCTTCTGGTGGTCGTTTCGCCGGGAGGGCAACGCCGATCTTTGTCGGTGTGTCGGGCTTGTTTCTGCGGACGCGGTCGGTGTCTCGCTTTGGGATGGGGCCGGGCAAGAGTGTCTCCTTCCGGGTCTAGTTCAGGGTATCTATCGCCTCCTGCAGGTTGGCGAGGGTGATGGGGCAGCGCGGCAGAGGCCGGCCGGTGATGGTGATGAAGCGCTTGTCGGCATAGATCTCTATGCGGTGTCCACGAAAGCTGCGCAGGCATGGGCCTGCAGCGCTTGGTGTATCGACGAGGCCCCAGACGTGGAGGCCGTCACCGGAGGGGCTGACTTCCGTCCAGGTGCTTGGAAACCGGCGTAGGAGGGCACGAGTCCACGGTTTCGGGTTGCCCGAGGAGTCCAGGCAGTGGTCGATGTCGATACAGACTATGCCGTCTCCGGCGAGGACGAAACCGCGCCTAGGGCTTTGAGATACATCTTCGACGGGTCTCCAGTTGCTGGGTTTGTGAGCATCTATCGCGTGGCCACGGGCGTTGACGGGAACCTTAGCCCCGTCGCGGTCTGCCCAACGGATCCAGCGAGTGGTTCGGTCGAGCTCGTCAGGCAGTCGCTTTCGGTGCCGGCAGGCGGCCGTTCGGCAGCGACCGGAACAGAAGCGGGAGGTTCTTCCGCGACTTCCCGAGCTTTCCACAGGGCCATCACACCACGCACATTTCATGACTTAATTCTACCTGACGCGTAACGAATTATATACCCTTACCTGCGGCATTTGCAGTTCCAGAACGCGAAGCCACTTTAAGGCCCGGGGACGACGTGGGCACCAAAAATGGTGCCTGACCGGCTCCCAACCGCGCACAGAGGCACACAGCAAAAACACCATGCCACCAGCAGAAAAACCCTAGAACCCGTACACAGTGTGAGGCCCTATGCCGTCCGTGGCGCATTTCGACGGGGAGGGGGGATCCCCCACCCCAACCACGATGACTAACCTTTGCCCATCGCCCGCGCCCACGCCGCCCAATCGACCGCACGACCTTGACCAAACGCTGGATGCGCCTGGGGTGGGCGCTTGCGCGAGTAACGGACCCGACCGCGCTGGGCCTCTGCCTGGGTCTTCGGCGCGTGACATGCCGAGCATATGGCCTCCAAGTTGTTGAGGTCATCAGTTCCGCCCTCGGCGACCGAGACGATGTGGTCCACCTCGGTTGCTACGAGAGTGCACCGTGGACCACGCTTCTGACACTGGCCCTGGTCCCGCCGCATCACCCGGCGGCGAAGCCCCGGAGGTACTCCGCGCACACGCTTGCGGCGGTTGCTGGTAAATCCCGACATGCCCACCTCCTTTGCCCATGCGAAAGGCCCAGCCATCGGGGTGATAACTGGGCCTAGCGCTTGCCCCTCAATCTTAGATCACAACGTGGCCCAGATTCCTATTCGCCTGGTCACTCCGCTTTCGAGCCAAAGCCAACGCATCATCAAACGCGATGTGCAGCGAACCATCAGGCTGCGCACTCACCTCCAGCTCCCCCGCCTCGACCAGGCGCTGAAGCTGCGTCCTCGACAGCGGTGCACCCAGCAACTTAAGCCACGACGCTATCACCCGCGCAGTCCCCCACGTCGGCGGAACCACAGGCTCACCTCGGCCAGCCGGCTCGACGGTCTCAGCCACCAGCCACGCCACATCGATAACCTCAAGGGCCGCCTGCTCAGCCCACGGTGCGCAAGCAAGAAGCACCAGCCGCTCACGCAACCACCCCGCCCGGGCACCGATCCCCGTCCCGGGCCTGTGTTTCCCCAGGGGGGCGTCACTGATCCCAGGGGGGATAGGAAGCGCGGCAAGCTGGTTTACCCAGAACTGCAAGCATCTCTCCGCATCGACCTTCAGGTCCATTATCGGCACAACCAGCGGAGGCTTCGACTTTGGCTGCGACCCACTCACCCGCTCCCCATCAACCAACGCCTGACGCGGGAACAACAAGTCATCCAGGCGTGGACCTAGATTCTCCAGCATCACCAAAGCCCGGGAGAATCTCTCCAATAGTTCATCATTCATAGCAACAAATCCTTTCAATCCAAGGTGGTAGAAAACGCTAGCCCGACCCGTCCCGACCCGACCCGACCCGGAGTCCGTGGACCGCCCCCGGTCTGGATCAATCCAGGTTTTGGAAGGCCAACCTGCATCAAGGCATGCGAAAAGCAGCGGCGCCGAAACACAAAAAGTGGCACGCCCTGCGGGCCGACTGTCGAAAACAATTCGACAATCCAGCCGCAGGGAGTGCTTCCGAGGCTGTTAGGTTCTTCGATCTGGCTCAGTTGTATCGAGCGGTTCTGCGATCAGGTCACCTAGCGGCGTCGGCGGCGTCGCCTACGTGCGGTGGTGGATTCTCCATTGGCAAGGCCGGAGTCGCGCACGTGCGCCTCCTGGTGGCCCCACGGCGCTCGCTCCAAATGGGCATCGGATAGCGCCTGGGAAGAAGTGGTGGGCAAAGATTCTGGGTTCACCGGGCTGGTTGCCGGGTGCGGTTGTGTCTCCATCGCTGCTCTACCCCGGGGCTCGACCTTTCGGGAATCCTGGGGGAACTGTGGGTCCGCGGCCGATTGGCTCTCGGCTGGTCCTGGAGACGGGGCGGATGGGTGTGATGTTGTGGTGGTGATGTCCGTGCCCCCGGCTGGCTGCCGGGTCGGTGTTTGGGCCTCTACCTTTCCCCGTGCAAGGGGGTTGGGGATTCCCAGCCGGCGGGACTCTGTATCTGTGAGTCTGCGCCAGCCTGACAGTTTGCGGAGGACCTGCTCGTTATAGATCGGCTCGTCCGGGGCGGGGATGAGCGGTAGCTCCTCTTCCGCCCGGTCACCGAGGTCGACTCGCATTTGATTACAATCGCGACATGACACGACGTAATTGTCCGGTGTTGTTTTCTCCTCAAAGCTTCGGTGGTCCATCTCAACTCCATTGCCACTGCGGGTGTCGTCGAAGTTGACGATGTCCTCGCAGTAGCGGCATTGCGCGCCGTCACGAAGAAGGACGGGGACCATGAGTGAACCGCGGCGGCGATCGCTGCGGCGTTTGTTGTTCTTCGCCTTCTCATCAGACTTGATGAGGTGGACGAAGTTTCGACGTTCGAGCAGCTTGTATTTTCGTTGCTCTGGCGTGGAGACATCCGTGAGCACGCCGATCGTTATGAGATCGGCGGTCACAGGCTCGACACGAGTCAGACCGCAGAAGGTCACTGCTGCCCCAAATGTGACCACGTAGTCCGTCCATTGCTGGGCGCTATAAGTGTAGAGCGCTTCGGCGGCGCCCTTGAGCTCGTTGAGCAAACGGTCATCTCCACGTTCTGCAGCGAGTTCTTGGGCGTTCATCCATTCCGGGGCGCTATTCCACTCGTCCCCCTTGCGAATCCATGACATCAGGAATCACTCCTCGAGGAGGGTGTCTGGCGTTGAAGAGTTCGCATGGGGGTCCTTTACGTGGTGCGGCGGGTCACTATGGCAGGTGGAGAGGCGGCGGTCGGGCTGCAGTAGGCAACAAGAGGCGGCTCATCGATGGGCAAGTCCTAGGCATGTGCATCGCCCTTCCTTACACGGCGTGAGTACTTGGGATAGCAATCCGTGCACAGCTGCTCCCCTGCGTGGTCTTTGACTTCCTGGCTGTCGCGGGCAGTGCGTGGCAGTGGTGGACGCAACGGTGCGAGGCACCCACGGCACTTGACACGCCGGTAGTTGAAATTCTTGGCTGCGGCCACAGACTCACGGCCGGCAACGATCCCGTCAACGGCTTCCCCCCGGGCCTCGAAGAAGGAGACCATATCCTCGCACTCCTCGAGCAAAGGACACCGTCGGCACAAAAGGCGTGCCTCGGTGTGCCTGCGTTCCAGCTCATCTACAGGCTCGCGATTGCGTTGCGATTCCCACAGGTTTCCACCACCTGGAGCACGCCGATACTCGCGGCGCTGACAGATCCCCACGCCATATTCCACAGACTTTCTCACGCCAGGCCTTTCGGTGGCTTCGCCGTGACCACTTTGGGTACAGCATCGCTTTTCGCAACATCCTCAAAGTTCAGCGAGATGGTGGCGGATTCAGGGGGTTCGCTAGAGCGCTCGTTGTCCTCTTCGCGGCCGAGATCACTGCATAGAACCAGCATGGCTACGCCCGCGCCCGCTACGTTCGTGCGTACCGTGTCGCTACCCGGTTCAGAATTCGACCAGACCATCAGGCGCACATCGAGCTCCTTGGCAACCTTTCCCACCAGACTCCACTGGGAACCGTCCATTTTGGGCTGGGCAGAGGTCGCAGGCTCGCGCGCGGCGGCCGCCAACGAATGAGGGACATCACCAAGCACGGACTCGTAAGGGTTGCCATTGCGGCGAACTTTCACGGCGCGAAGGCCCAATCCCAGCCCGCTTTCATCGGTGCGCTGAACGTAAGCCTCGTGGACGAGCAGACCCAGCGATAGTTCCTCGTCAGGGTCCTCCTTCTTCATTCGCATCGCGTTGAGAGCTCGCGCCTCGGCTTTGGTGATTTCGAAGTGTCCGTCCCGGTCATAATCCACGTCGAGGTACGACGTACTCACCTCGACCGCAATTGCCTCGGTGTGCGAGCGGGCGGACACCACCAACTCGTCGGCGACGATTCGGAATTGGACAAGGTCCAAAGGCTCCTTCCCCGCTACCGCGATGGCAGCAGCCATCGCCCGCTGAAACTCGACAGCATCAACAACAATCTTCGATGTTTCCACCATCTTCTCCTTTCTCAATCTTCATCAATGCCAGCTGACCTGGAATGGTCCGAGGTTCATCAGCTGCTCCTTCAAGCCAACGGCGAATCTGGGCTTTACGCCCATCACTCAGACCCGCCCACCAAGCGTCGTTATTGCCTGCCTGAGACACGGTCGCTCACGGCTGTCTAGGCGTTGCGATGGACGCAATAGACGATGTCCCCGTGGTCCAGTAGTCCTTCCCAGGTATCCGCGTCATTCGAGGTTCCCCCGCTGCCATCCATGAACCATCTGTTCTTTCTGGTTCGACGCGCCATCACTGGCTCGCCTCCGGCGGCATATGCGGCCACAGCTGACTTGTTGGGCAGGGTCTGAAACTCTTCAAACGAGATCGGGTATCCGAGGTCTTCAGCAGATGCCTTGCCCGGCTCTGAGGTAGATGTTTGGAGCTCGGTCGCCAGGGCTTGTTCCTCCAGGACTTCTTCCTCATCGGCCTCGGCGCTCTTGTCTTGCCCGGACGGCAAGCCGCTGGCAGGAAAAGCCGGAACAAAGGAGACCATTACTTCAGAAGTCAGCGCGGACGCTATACGCGGTCGGGGCGATAATTCAAGGTATTGAACTCTAGGGATTCCCAGAGCATGACCGATGTCAGTGATGATCCCCATCCATGGTTTAGAGCTCACGATGCAGTGCATTCCCACCAGCTGCGAATACAGCTCTGGTTTCAGGTCGCTGACACGTCGAGGCGGCAGCAGTGCCGTAAAGAAAGTCAAGATAGACTCTGCTGTCTCAACCGCCTCAGCTTCTAGGCCGTGGCTCAGCTTCGCAATGACATCCGCGATTCCGAGAGCGGCAGCATCGAGACTATCCGCGGTGAGAGTGATATTTTCAGACATTGTTCTTCCTTTAAGTTCCAGGACGAGCTAAAGCTCGCCAATAGTTTTTGAAGTTTCCTCGGCCCAATCCAAGAGCCGTTCGAGTCCAATTGCGGCCTCCTTTGACGCTCGGTCCCGAAGCGCTGGCACCCAAGCCCGCGCGTCAGCAAGGTCAACGAATCTCTGCTTTCCAAGCACCTTCAGTGGCGTGGCCTCCATCCGAGGAAGCCAGGGAGAGGTCGGGATGATGCTCATGACGTCCCCGACGGCGAGGTATGTCTTTCTTCTGGAGACAGCCATTGCACAGTGATACCGACGAGGTGGATACACCCGGCGTGCGAACCTCATTCTTCAAACGGGGTCGTTCGACGTTGAAGATCGTCGATAGCGGAATACATTTTCAGCACCTCGGCCTTGAGGCGCACCGTGGCGCCGGCGAGGAGGTCCAGGAGCGGGGCGCGGAGCGTCTCCGCCATCTGCGGCGCGAGATATAGGTCATCCTTCTCCCACGTCTTGATCATCTGCTGTAGGAGATCCTCGACCCCATCACTGGCGACCTGGGCATGACGCTCGGCAGCCTCCGAGCCCCGCATCGCCGCGAAAGGTGGGCAGGTCTGCTCAAAATCAATCATCCCTGTGCCTCCCACCGGCGGTCATAAATCACGGCCTGCTGCTTCATCTCCAGGCGGCGCAATTCTCGCTCAACGAAACTGACATCATCCATGAGATCTACGATCTCCTCCTCGAGAAGCGCCATAGCCTTGATCGCACAAATGACGGTGGCCACGGCGATTAGGCACCCCGCAAGGGCAACCAAAACGAGAACATGTTCCATAGCTACAGCTCCTCTCGGCTGGCTGATTCAGTCGGACAATCGGGGCCTGATGCCTCGACTTGGTCGGCGTAGTTCAGCAGCGCGGCGGCAGTCATGCGTGCATGGGCAGCAGAGGCAATGGTTGAACCTGCAGCGAACTTGAAGTTCTCCGGGTCAAGCACCAATACCGTCACGTCTTGGTCGAAGTGCTTATCCCATTCACGCACCAGGAGGTTTATTGGAACCAGCGCGACGGCTTCTTTCTCTTTCCTCAGGCGGTCACATTTTTCGCACATTAAAAGGCACCTCCGAGGAAGCATAAGAAGAACAGGCAAAGAGCTGGAACGATGGCGTACCACCACAGTGGCGGCTCGGATGTATCCGTAGGGATTGGCTTGCGATGCTTCGACATGGCCTAGACTTCTTCCTTCTTCTCCGGGGCGGACTTCTGGGCACGAGGCCGGCGGGACGTAATCTTCTTCCCGGCCTCAACCACCTGGACGCGGGCGGCGGGAATGCGAAGCGACACGTAGCCCGAGCCGTCCGGATCGATCTGAGCGTCGACGAAGGCATCAACAGGCAGCGGCAGACTATGGCGGTCCACTAACACGCGGCGCTTCTCCGGGTCGCGGGAGGTCTCGTAGACAATTGACTGCGTCGGCTGGCTCATCCGGGCGGCGCTAATGCGCGAGGATGCCTTTTCGAAAGCGGACGGAACTTCAGCAGCCGGCAGCGTGGTGTAGGGATTGTTAGGGACAGTGGTCATAGTTTTTCTCCTTAAGAGTTGTGAAGTTCTGGTAAGTCGAGCAGGTCAATGAAGTTTGGGTTAGCCTCGTCCTTTTCGCGGCGTTTCACCTTCGCGGCGAGGACTTCTGGCCTTTGCTGGTAGAAAGCCGCGATTTCCTTGATTGCATCGAGGGCGGTGTTAATGGCGTCTATTCCCAGCGTTGAGATGAGTCGCTGCAGCGGCGCTGCATCGGTGGCTGCAATCTCACGATCGTGGATTTCGTCGCAAAGCTGCTCCATGATTCCCGCAAGTACCGCGCGGGTCTCAAGGCTGAGACCGCCACGTACGGCGTCTTTCAAAGGGTCCTCGCCGAAAGCCGCGGGCTTGATGACATCAAGCGCGGCCAAACTGACCGCCCACGCCACCTCGGAGGAGGCCGGCAAGGAATAGCCCGGCGAAGCCTTGGCCCACACTCGGGTTACCCGAGATAGATATTCGGTCCTTTCAACCTGCGCTAACCACAGACGACCATTTGCGAGGACTTCCACCACCCAGACCGATTGGCCCGGCTGAAAGTCCACTTTCTCGAATGCGCGAGTCACAGCTTTGACTGAATCCATGTGGATCTCCCTTCCTAATTCTGGTGCTGCCCAGGCATCGGCATCATCCCCGTGCCCCTTCCCCAGGGCGCGGAGCTGTGCTCGTGCGCTAACCGACGCGCCAGGTGTTTTTGTCGATATGTTGCTGAATCTGGTCTTTGCGGTAGAGAACGTGGCGCTGAGTGATGCGAACACGGTCCCAGTTGTTATCGCGCGCATAGCGGCGAAGGGTGGATGCATCACAGCGCAGGAGCTCACAGGCTTCAGCGGTGGAAAGATACGGGGTGGTCGTGGTCATGGCTGTTCCTTAAGTTGAGCCTGGTTCTGATTGAATAGCTGGGTGGACATCTCAACTCTCTTCACTGTCATTAGCGGCGGAGCTGCGCTCGCGGCTCTCGGTGTCGCGATATCGGCCAAGTTCGATTCTCAAAAGTCCAACCAGATTGCGGAACGAAGTGAGCAAGCTGCCAAAAAATCGAACGGACTCGCTCGTGAGGCGAACAGCATCGCGGTAGATGCACGTGAGCTCGCAAAGGAAGCGAACACGATTAGCCAAAGGTCCGAAGCTCGCGACACCGAGGCAAATCGCGTCAGCTGGGACTACCACTGGATAGATTCGGCAACCTGCGAAATCACCAACACGGGTGAGGACGAAGCCCTCAACGTTTCGATCACCGTCGCCGTAGACGGGGAGCACATCACCCACCCCACGGTGGATGTGGAGGCCCGGGGCGGCTCGCTGAGAATTACGCTTCCGAAACTTGCAGATAAGCTCCACTACCAAGGGCTCCAGTTCGACGCCGAACAACGGCGATACGAAGCGAGCGCCACTGGCCGCCCCTTCTACGCCCAAGGAGTCCCTCCCATGGCTTTCCCATTGAAGCTTGATGTCGTCGTGACCATTCAATGGCTCACTCCGCTGGGCAAACCACGCGAGCGCATCTTCGAGGATCCGGGACACTTCTTCGACTTCGCGTGAAGAGAGTTCAATTAGACCCATTTTGGCCCCTTTCTATTCGTTAATGAAGTACCTTCAGCTCAGGGCAACTCGCCCTAGTAAGGAGGTGAAGAATGTGGATGAACATATGGTGAATCTGCTTACGAAGCTCGGCAAAGAGCAGGAAGAACAGCGTGCCAAGTATGGAAATGCCGCTCCTGCAGCGCATTTCCTAAGCATCCGAACTCAATCAGCTTTGGAGGAGTTCGTCGCTGGAGAACATGACCTGCAGAACTTGTTCGTTGAAATGGTGAGGATTCAGTTCGACACCTGTTACGCCTTATCTGTGATCGAGAAGAAGCTAGATAATCTCGAGAACGAAAGCCCGAGCTAAGAGCCGTTGCTTTCGCTCGAATAGGGAGCGGATCTTAAATAGTCCAAAAGCTTGGTAAGCGCCGCTTCAGTATCGAATTCCTCTGGTGTTCCAGCACCAGGGGTTTTCTCATTCTTTGACATGTTCCGATTCTCCTGCCGCTCTAGTTGGCTGCATCGTGTGGGATAGGCGCAGCAGTTCACCGGCCAGGTCCGCAGCCTCCTGCACGGTGAGATCCAGCGCCCTTATCTTTTCTGGGAAGAAGAGGGTGACTCGGTTCTGTCCGTCGCGGCGGTGGCAAATAGTATCGATTCCTTGAAATCTGGATGAAGTGTCCATCTTGTTCTCCTTTCCTTAGACGTTGTGAACGTGCTTTGCGAGTAACGCGGACCACTCGTCTGGGCCGAGCAGCTTGGCATACGCCTTGAGGTCGAGGTCTGCGTCTGTGATGCGCGGGTCGTCCGTAATCTCCTCCAGCAGGTCGCCCACGTAGTACCTGCCGTCCCATTCCGGGAACTGCTTGGCCTGCTGGCGAACAAGGATGCGGCTCACCGCACGCTCTAGGTGATTGCTCATGGATACTGCTCCGTTCTTCTGCTCTGCCCGGCGCGCCTAGGCGGCGTGGGCGGTGGTTGTTTCTTTGGTTTCTATGACCATTTGGTCTAGTGGTATTCCGGTGATTTTCTTGAGTCTCGCGAGTGTGACGACGGTGGGCATTGATTTTCCTGCTCGGTAGTTTCGGATGGTGGTTCCGGTTAGGTTGAGGAATGCTTGGCCGAGTTGGTCGTCGCTGCGTGATCCGGTGAGCTCTACTGCCCGGTCGAGTATTTCTGGATTTAGTCGAATCATGTTCACCTCCTAGGCGTTCTGTACCAACGTTAGTCATTCTGCCTTACAATTAGGCGCATTGTCAACGTGGACACATTAAGTAGTCGTTTGTGCAGGTTAATGGTTAGACAAAACGCCTAACTTCGGGTAGGTTTGTTCCCATGACTCACAGAACTTGGTTCACAGAAAGCACCTCCGGCGACACCGTTAATGCCGCCGCCACCCGCGCTGGCATAGTGCAGCGCACCCTCGACCGACAGCTAGGGCGAAATGAAATCACCGCCGAGAACGTCATCAAGCTCGCTGTGGCCTATGGCATCCACCCCGTGCGTGCGCTTGTGGACACTGGATACCTGGATGAGAAGTACGCCCGCGCCGTAGACCCCGCGTCCGCTATCCGCATGGTCACCGAGGATGAGCTAGCGGACGAAGTGCTTCGGCGCATGACGATTGGAGTAAAGACCGACGCACTCGTCACCCCTGCAGACGAGCTCGCCGCCCGCCGACTAGAAACCGCCACCCCCGATGTCCGAGGCGATGAATACGATGACGGCACGGTCAGGGACTTCGACTATGACGAGCCGCATGCCGCGGACAGCTCCCCTGACGAACAAGAAGAGCGAGAGAAGCGAGGTGAAGGTCTGATTGACTGACCTAGACGCATTAATCGACGTTGCCGAAGATCGCGGCTACCACGTGCTCTGGCACCGAGGGGGACCAAAAGCTGCATGGCTGCCCCGTCGTCGTGTGGTTACCCTTCGGGTCGGCATGGGCGACTCCGACACTCTTTGCTCTCTCGCGCACGAGTTAGGCCACGCCCACTACGGAGACCCTCCAGGGCACTTCGGCCCCCATGAACTACGCGCCGATTGCTTTGCCGCCAAGCTCCTCGTCTCCCCTATCGACTACGCGGCAGCAGAAGCACTCTACGGCCCCTACCCCCAGCTCATCGCTGCCGAGCTCGGGGTCACTGTTCGAATCCTGAACACATGGGTGTCCATCTATGAGAGGCAGGTAACACAAAGAAGTGCCACTCTTTAGCTTTCACGAAACGGAATCTCGGATACCTTATTTGGTAGACCACAGCATGCCGCCCTATTCCCTGGGGTAAAGAAGCCAAAGTCTCGAAACTTGGTCCACCCCTCTCTGAAAGGACCTACCATGGCCATCGATCAGGCAATTAATGCACTTTCCGCTAAAGTCGCCGAGCTCAAGCCCATAATCGAGACCGAAGAGGCCACCAAGACGGCCTTCATCATCCCCTTCATCAGCACCGTCCTGGGCTACGACGTCACCGACCCGCGCGAAGTCATTCCCGAGTACACCGCAGACGTCGGCGTGAAGAAGGGCGAGAAAGTCGACTTCGCCATCAAGTCCGGCGATGACTTCCGCTTCCTCATCGAATGCAAAAAGATTGGTGAGCCGCTCAACCTCGACCACGCCAACCAACTCGTCCGCTACTTCAACGTCACGGACACCGAGTTTGCCATCCTGACCAACGGCGAAATCTACCAGTTCTATGCGCAGCTCGACGCGGCCAACCGCATGGACGAAAAGCCTTTCATGACCATCGACCTCTCTAACGTCGACGCCCGAGACTTCCCCCACCTCGAAATGTGCACGAAGGCCCGCTTCGACCCCGAGACCATCGCAGCGAGTGCAGAGCAACTCAAGTACATCTCAGAAATCCGCAAAGTTCTCGCAGGCCAGTTCAAAGAGCCCGACTCCGACTGGGTCAAGCAGATCGCCGCACGGGTGACCTCACGCCGGATGACAGCCCAGAACCTGGAGATCTTCACCAAGCTCGTCGAGACAGGCCAATCCCAGTTCCTCAAGGACGAAGTCAACCGTCGCCTGCGCTCTGCCCAAGACTTTGACGACGTCCAACCCACCATCGCCACCCCGACGATTCCTGCCGAACCTACCGACGACGTCGAAGAGCACCCGGTCGGCGACATCATTACAACAGAAGAAGAATTGGCCGCCTTCAACATCATCAAGGCCATCTGCTGCGCCGAAGTGCCCGTAGCTGACATCGCGCTTCGCGACGCCAAGTCCTACTGCGCAATCCTCTACCAAGACAACAACCGCAAGCCCATCGCGCGCCTGTTCTTCGACCGCAAGATTCCCCGCATCACCATCTTCGACGCGGATAAGACCGAGCAGCAATTCGACTTGACCGAAATCGAGGACATCTACTCCTACGCGGAACTACTCCGCGCTCGCTGCGCCTCGCTAAAGGACTAGCCAGCCCCAGCCCCCTGGAGCCGAGACCGAAGATATCATTCGGACGTTTGTCAAAGAGCCAGCTGCTTCCAGTCAAGGGAGGCCCTACCCCTCTTCGCTCTGGCTGTAGTTTCGTTGGCGTTCGATTCCGCTTGCGAATGGTAAGCGGCACAAACTGCCCGTATATGCTCCCAACTACCGCTAAGGTTGCTAAAGTTCCTATATGCAATCGAGAGCGAACGGCCCCTATGACTAGACAGCTCCCCTCATTGAAGGACGGCGATGCAGCGCTTAGCGAAAACGGTATTAGAGAAGCACTGAGCATCAACTACACTCAGCAAGTTGTCGCCAACGAAGGCTTTAGCTTTAACACTAACTCACAAGACTACATCGCGATCGATGGCACAATTGAGTTTCCAGAAACCGACCTACGGGTGCAACTCAAATCGACTTCTCAAGTCGGCTGCTGGAACAATTCCAGTTTCGACTTTCGTCTGGAACCCTCATGGATTCAAAAGTGGGCGAGAAATACCCAACCCGTCATCTTAATAATGGTTGTTCTCAATCCCAACTTGAATTGGGTGACGATTCGCAAATCAAGCGCATCGCTCGCCGGGCGGGGTTACTGGAAGCGGGTCGACAACGTGGCTAAAGAGACGACCGGGGGCGCATCAGCAACTATCACTTTTAGCAAAGAAGATCTTGTATGTCGGGAGTCCGTGGAACAATGGCGCTCACTAGTTGCCAACGCTTACGGAAAGGAGGACCTCAAATGAATCAGCCACAAATAACGCACCAAACCGTCGCTTCCTGGCTATCCGCGCAAGGATGGAGGCCAGTAAGCGAGGGTAGTGCTGGAGAGCTTTGGCGAAACTCCAATGATAATTCTATGGAAATTGGGGTTCCTTGGACTTTCGACGACAAGGCCGCCGTCGACTCGGTCGTAAGGCGATTGGCAACGAGCTTGAATCTTGATGCAAAAAGTCTAATGCTTGAGCTCACTCTCGAGGAGGTCGACTTATCGCGTTTCAGCGCAGACGTGGATCTCGACTATTCGACTGGCTTTCCTGGAGCCTCATTACGAGTAGTTTCCAGCCTGTTCAAAGGATCCGGGAGAATCTACCGCGCTGGGGCTCGGGCTACCCACCAAAAAGCACCGTCGATCAACAACGGATACACCGATGCAGACGAGGAACTTTACTCTCAAGTAATTGCAGGAATGACAGAGAAAGGCTCATATAGCCTGCCAATCTATGTAAAAGTTGGACGTCCAGACACAAAAGGAATGAGCGGACTGGCAGCACCATCACCAGAACGACTCCTGACTCAGAAAGTTGCAGAGTCACTTCAGGCGATCGACACGCACATTATTAGGCCGGAAAAACTACGTACTGACGTTGAGAGCATTAACGAACTCGTAAGACTGGGAGTTAGCAAGGATCTCGTCTTAGCAGTGGTAGACCTCATTTCAGTGGAAAACACTGATGCTAAGACAAAGTTCTTTTGGGCCAGGTCGCACGATACTGTCCCCACTTCGAAAAAACTACCAACAGAAATTGAGTTTCCGCACCAGGCCAAGCAACTCCTAGAAGAAGCCGCAAAGCACTTCACTGCCCCAGAGCCTGTTAAAAGGGCTTTTAACGGGCGTATCGACGGCGTACTGCTAGACGAGGGTGAAGGCACATTGACCGTAATCGTCGCTGTACCTCGGGGGAAAGCAACTGACGACCCAAATTCGGAACTGAACGCCCGAGTTGACGTCAATGTCTGGGTCGATGGAGATTCCGAGATGGACCGCATCTACTCTCTAATGCGCAATCGAAAGAGAGTTACGTTCACGGGAACACCTGAGAAAATTGGTTCTCGACGCATTATTAAGGATGCTAGTTATCTCGAGGAGATACCTACACAGACAAAGATGTAGTCCTGATCATTTCTTAAGCATGCTATTAACAGCGTCGAGAACTGCGGCCTTTCGCTCGTCAGTGGCGCGCATGTACACCTCCGTGATGGTGCGAAGGTCTCGCTGCCCTAGGAACTCGCCGATAGCGGGGATGGGCATGCCGGCCTCCGCCAAGGTGGTGATCGCCCAGTTACGTCCATAGTGAGGCGAGATTCTTAAGCCCTCATGCCCGGCGCGGGTTTTCGCGCGGTTGAGGATTGAGCGGTAGGAGGTGTCGAGGACGATGTGTCCTGTGCCGGTGGTGAAGAGCATGGCGTCGGGTGAGTCCCCTACGAATGTGTCCATGTGCCAGGTGAAGTCGTTGTGGAAGTTGGGGAAGATGGGGACGTTTCTGTGTCCTGCTTCGGTTTTGGGTCGGTCTTTGCGGATCATGCCGTCTTTGGTGCGGTAGACGTTGCCGCGGACGTAGACAGAGATGGTGTCGTCCTTGATGGTGACGTCTTGGCGGCGGAGGCCGAGGGCTTCGCCAATGCGGAGGCCGTGGAAGAACGTGAGTATTGCGATTAATTTGTGGGAGCCGTCGACGCGGGGTTTGGTGTGGTCTAGTTGGTCGATGATGGCTTGCATTACTTTGGCGTCGGGTAGCTCTTTGCGTTTGGTTTTCGGCTTATGCGTTGCAGCTTTGAGGTTTGCGGGGCTGACCGGGATCATGTCGCGGTCGACGGCAGCGTTGAGGGCTGTGCGCAGACGCGCGAAGGTGTTGTGGCATGCGGTGGGGGCAAAGTCGGCGTTGATGGCGTCCCACCAGGCGGCGATGTCGCGTTTGGTGACCTGAGTTAGCGGGATGTCGCGGAGTCGGCCGGCCTTGCCTGGCACGTTGAGGATGCGGAGGTTGATGTCTTTCCAGTAGTTGGCTGCTGTGGAAGGCTCGAGGGCGTCGACGCCGCGGGAGCGCAGTGCCATCCATTCTTTCATCCAGTCGCCGAGGGTGCGTGCGGCGTCCTCTTTGCTTTGGGCGCGAGTGTGGGGTGGGGTCCACTCGTCGAACTCAATGAGCTTTTGTTCCTTGCGTAACCAGTGGGCGGCGTCGCCTTCGTCGTAGAAGGTGTGCGGTGCCTTGTGCCGTTTGGCGTCGGGGCCGCGATAGTAGGCGCGGTACTTGCCGGAGGGTAGGGCTTCTATGGTGCCGAAGCGCCGGCGGCGGGGGCTGGGCAT